GACCCCTTTAGAATGCGAGCGAATACAAAAAGTAAAAGATAATTACACAAACCATGGAAGCGATAGCCAAAGATATAAGATGCTTGGCAATGGATGGACAGTTGATGTAATTGCACATATTTTTTCCTACATAAAAAAATAAAGAAAACTATGAAAACACCAATCACACCAGAAGCCTTAATTGAAATGGGATTTGTAGATTCCTCTTATCCTGAAGATGGAGTATTTAATGATTACACCTATCACGATGAAAAGTTTAGTATTAATTTCTATGGGAACAACATTCTTGAAATACAATTTTTTGATGAATGGATTACAACCAATGCCAAAACAATGGAAGATATTCAGGAGTTGATAAGATTGTTTAAATGATTGTACAATTTTATACCTTTGTTTTGAAAATTAGTTAACTGATTTAAACTAAATATTTTGAAATGGCAGATGGTAGAAAAAACAATAGTGGCAAGATAGGTAATAATGGAGGCAGACCGCCAAAGTCCGAAGAGATAGCACTAATTGCAAGGTTATCACCTATGGATGATTTAGCGTTAAAATTGTTAAATTGCGATAAGTGTCGGCGTATTGTTTGGCGCAGCTTATAAAGATTTCGCGCCGATCTACCGGGATTCGCTTCAGTTCCATGATTTCGGTTGGTTGCAATTTATCTAAAATCGCCCAGCATTTTTGTAGGTTTTTGTCTGTTTGCATAGTTAATAGGTTAATA